TTGCCATGCTCGAGCTGTACGACGCGCTGGACCGCCGTGAAGGGTTCTATCAGGAGGCTTACCTTTTCACGCAGGTGCATTGGCGCGACCTGCTGGCTTTGATCCCCGCCACAGACATGGACATGGCGCGTTCCGAGATCGAACAGAGTATCCATGTCCAGCACCCAGAGAAGGCGGCAGAGTTGATTGCCAGATGGCGTGCTGGGCAAGGAAAGCCAGCAACGTGATCACCTGCGAGCACTGCCGCCACTTCCAACCGGACACGGTGAACCCGGTGTCGGGCATGGGCCGCTGTCTGCACCTGGCGCGGCACGGCTTCTGGCACCCGGATGCGCCACACGTTTGCCGCGATCGCGAGGAGCGCGAGCCCGACGAGGAGCCGCGCGCCGATGAGTGAGCTCACCAGCCCGGAGCACGCCACCGAGCGCGAGCTGGCCAAGCGCATCCGCGAGCGCATGACCCACGTCTGCGACCACTGCATCCATCGCATCACTCACTGGGGCCATAGCCACTGTCCGCACGACGGTCGCCATTTCCCCGCCTGTGTCGAAACACCAGGAGTGCGCTTTGAGCTCGACGAACGAACCATCAGGGGATAGCCATGCAGCGAAATGATGAACTCGAGCGTAGGCTGGTGGAGTGGGTCAAGGAATATGGCGGCAGCCGCTACGAAGACACCGGTTGGCCTGGCATGTCGCCCATTTCGACCCTGATGACCTACCACGGTCCCGCACCTCAAGGTCTCAATCCGCGTAGCAGGAAGGACTGGACGCCGGCGGACGAGGTGCAGAAGGCCGTTGATCTTCTCGAACGACAGCACAGCGGACATGGGCCAGCCCAGTGCTTGCGCATGGAGTACATGCATCCACGCCTTGCCTTCATCGACAAGAAGGAGCTGCTGAGGAAGATCGGCATCGATGTGTACGCCGAGAAGTACTCCCGTTGGCTGGAAGTGGCCAGGAAGCATGTCGCCGCCTATCTTCACATCTCCTACGACGCCCGAATGATCGAACCCGCTTGATTGATCAAAAATATCCGTAGAAGATGGCCCCACTCAAAGTCACCCCCGAACATTGCTGAACTCTTCAACCCGCCCACAAGGCGGGTTTTTTGTTGCCTGGAGCGAACCTTGTCCGCCACGAACTTCGATACCAGCCTGGGCCTGACGCTGGTCTATGAGGGCGGCTGGGCGGACAACCCGAAGGACCCGGGCGGGGCGACGTACCGCGGTATTACCCAGGCGGTCTACGACGAGTACCGGCAGACCCTGAACTTGCCGCGCCAGTCCGTGCGCCTGATGTCCGATGTCGATCTTCGGGTGATCTACCGCATCCGCTACTGGCAGCGAATCAGCGGCGACCAGCTACAGCTTGGCCTCGATTACGCGGTGTTCGACTTTGCCGTGAACTCGGGGGTGGGTCGCGCCTCCCGGGCGCTGCAGATCATGCTTGGCTTCACCGGCGCCAGTGTCGACGGCGTCATTGGCCCGCAGACGCTGCAGGTGGCGATTCTGCATGGCGCGCGCTACGGCGTGAGCGCCCTGACGGATGGAATCTGCAACGCGCGAATGGCGTTCCTGCGCTCGCTGCCGACCTTTGCTGAGTTCGGTACTGGCTGGACGCGGCGAGTGATGGGCGCCATTCCAGGACACCAGGCGGGCGACACTGGCGTCATTGATCGCGCGTACGACATGACCGCCGGGAACGTGGTCTCGTTCCCGGCCTCGCCTGTGGCGACCGTCAAAACCTACAACGCACAGGCGCTCGGAGCAGCTGCATGACGGATCAGTCGCCCCAATCGGTTTTGGCCGCGCTGAGCATCAAGCTGGCCACCGCCGTGTTCGGCTTCACGGGGGCCATGGTCTCGCTGGCCTTCGGGCGCCAGATCACACGCGCCCAGGCGCTGGTGTCGGTTGCGGTGGGTCTCGCGACGGCCGTTGCCACCACGCCTCTGGTGCAGGCTTGGTTTCACTTCGGCGACTCGCTTCTGGGCGGCGTTGCCTTCCTGATCGGTTTGACCGCCATGGGCGTGCTGCCGGTCGTCATCGGAGCGGCGCCGGGGCTCATGTCGCGGTGGTTCGCCAAGACGCAAAACCAACCCACACAGGGGGAAGGGGATGCGAAATGATCTTCCTGACACTGCTGGACATCTTTCTGCTGGCGATCGTCGTGCTCTGGTCGGGCGACGAGCTGCGGCAGTTGCGCGCCGTTGCCAGTCCACTTCGGTCGGCCGTGTTTTATCTGCTGGCGATCATCTGCTTCGGCTGGATCGCTCACAACCTGCAGGGCCACGCGGTTCACTGGTGGGCGCTGGCGCTGCATGCACTGTTGGCGGCCATCGCGATGATCGCCTTTGGCACACACCATCCGCACGGTCAGGACAAACATGAGCTGGATAGGCAGTCTCCTCGCCGGCCTGCTTGAGGCGCTACTCGGCTGGTGGTGGAAGCGCCGCGATGCAGCCAAGGCCGTGGAAGCTGCCAACGAACAGGCGCGGACCGAAGCCCACCAATCCACCCTGCGGGACGCCACCGCTCGAAAGGTCGCCAGCGACCGGGAGCAGAACAATGCGGATCTCGATCGTGCCAGCGCTGATGCTGCTGGCGCTGACGGCATGCGCAAGCAATCAGCGGACGTCGCCGCCGCCATTGCCGACGCCAATCGTGAGGTGCGGTGAGCATGAACCTTTGGAGCCGCTTTCTCAGTTTCCTGCACTCCCCGTTGGTCTCGAACTCGACGTCCAGCCCAACGACCTCTTCGTCGCCCGCGCTGAGCTCCGTCTCGCCAGGCAGTACTTCGTCGCCACCGGTCAGTGGGCCATTGCCTCCGCTGGCGTCTTCAAGCGAAACGCCGATCGCTACAACGGCGTTACCGACTGCCTCGACGACGCCCGTCGCCGCGGCCTTATCCAGTAACCAATCGGAGAAAGCCATGTCCTTGTCGTCTGTCTTCGCCATCCTCTCGCTGGTGCCCAACCTGTTCTCGGTCATCGACCAGGCCGTGCAGAGCGTGGAGGCATCGCTCGCCAATGTGCCGGGCATCACTGGCAGCGCCAAGCTGCAGGCCGCCGAGCAGAAGGTGAATGCCTTCCTGACCGCCGCTGGCGCCGACGTCACCGCGTTGACCAGCCTCAGCAGCGTCCTGACCCCGCTTATCAACGCGGCGGTGGCGATCTTCAACACCACTGGCCTTTTCAAGAAGGCGGCCGCCCCGGCTGCTCAGGTGGTGCAGTCGTGAAGCGCGACTTCGGCGCGGCCATGATCGCTCTCGGTGCGCAGTTGCCCGAGAACGTGGCCACCCTGGGCGCCGTGTGCATTGGCGCCCTCATGGGCGTCTATGGCGACGAGCAAGCGCTTTCCGGGGACGAGAAGTTCAAGCGCTACAAGCTAGCCGAGCGCATCTCGGCCGGTGGCGTCCAGGAAGTCAGCGTCGAGGACGTGGCGCTACTCAAGAAGCTCATCGGGAAGAACTGGCCGCCGGCGGTGCTGGGCCCGGCGTACGAAGCGCTCGAGCAAGATCCAGTCGAGGCGCAGGCGGATACAACGGCGTAACGCGGAGCGATCGAGGTGAGTGGTGTCCCCCTGTTTGATCGCGAGCAGCTGGTCCCCCAGATCTGCGAACGGCTGGCCAAGGGAGAAACCCTCACCTCGATCTGTAGCGACCTGGGTGTCACGCGGCAGACAGTCAATGCCTGGCGTCGTGACGACGAGAACATCGCCAACCAGATCCAGGCCGCCCGCGACGATGGTTACGATGCGATTGCCGATGAGTGCCTGGACATTGCCGACAACACCCAGGAAGGCGTGGAGGTCGTCGAGCGAGGCGGCAAGAAGGAATACCACCACGGCGACATGCTGGGCCATCGCAAGCTTCGCATCGAGACGCGGCTCAAGCTTCTGGCGAAGTGGGACCCCAAACGCTACGGCGAGAAGCAGCATCACGAGCTGTCCGGCGGCCTGACTGTGAAGCGCTCGCCCCATGACCTGACGGATGACGAACTTGCAGCTATCGCCGCAGCAGGCCGCACAGGAACTGCTGATCCGGCGTAGGGCTCGCACCGACATCCTGGACTATGCCAACGCGGTCCAGGTGCCGGGCAAGCCCTCTGGTGATGATCCGGACACGGAGTTCTTCGAACCCATCGAGACCACGATGGCGTTGCATCACCGGATCCTGCTGAAGAAGCTGGACGAGGTGCGACAGCGACCACACGGCCGCCTGATGGTGTTTATGCCGCCAGGCAGTGCGAAGTCGACCTATGCCTCGGTGGTGTTCCCCAGCCGGTTCTTGGGCATGGAGCCGGACCGGCGCCTGATCCTCGCCAGCTACGGCGACGACTTGGCGCGCAAGATGGGTCGCAGGACGCGCAGCATCATCCGCCAGGCGCGTTACAAGGCGATCTGCAATGCCGGATTGTCGAAAGAGTCGAAGGCTGCCGAAGAGTTCGGCCTGACCAACGGCAGCGAATACATGAGTTGCGGCATCCTGTCCGGCGTGACCGGCAACCGCGCTCACGGCCTGATCATCGATGACCCGATCAAGGGACGCGAGCAGGCCAATAGCGAGGGGATTCGGCAGAAGGCGTATGACGCCTACGTCGATGACCTGAAGACCCGACTGATACCGGGCGGCTGGATTGTATTGATCCAGACGCGCTGGCACGAAGACGACCTGGCGGGCCGGATCCTCCCCGATGGGTGGTGTGGCCAGAGTGGCGTCTTCCAGTGCAAGGACGGGAACGAGTGGGAGGTGCTGTGCCTGCAGGCGCGATGCGAGGTCGACAACGACCCGCTCGGGCGGCAGCGCGGCGAATACCTCTGGCCGGAATGGTTCGACCGGAAGCACTGGGCGCAGTTCGAGGAGAATCCGCGCACCTGGTCGTCGCTGTTCCAGCAGATCCCTTCGCCTATGGATGGTGACCTGTTCAAGCCGGACCAGATCAGCATCGTCGATGCCCTGCCAGCCGAGGACATCAAGTTCGCTCGCGGCTGGGACTTGGCCAGCGTGACCGAGGAAGGCGACTGGACCGCTGGCGGCAAGCTGGGACGTCTTCCGGACGGTCGCTTCGTGATCGGCGACATGGCGCGTTTCCAGCGCGGTCCGGACGAACGCGATGCGGCGATCAAGAACACCGCAGAGCTCGACGGAAGGTCGACAAAGGTCAGCATTCCACAGGATCCGGGCCAAGCAGGTAAGACACAGGTGGCTTACCTGACGCGCAAGCTCGCAGGCTTCAACGTCGTATCCAGTCCGGAAACGGGCGACAAGGTGACACGGGCGGAGCCTTTCGCGGCGCAGGTCAACGCGGGGAACGTGCTCATGCTGCGCGGGCCCTGGAACCAAACCCTCATCAACGAACTTCGCATGTTCCCGAACGGCAAGCACGACGACCAGGTAGACGCACTTAGCCGCGCGTTCGCCGAGATCATGGCGCCGCGCCGAAGCTGGTTCGGATAACAGGACACTCATGGGCTTCTGGCGCAAGAACAAACCGGCGACGACCAGCGCGCCGGCGGCGCCCTCGCGCGTGTCGAGCTGGTTCAGTACGCATGCCTTCGACGCCTCGCCGGCGACGTTCTCTCCGCGGGACTTCCTCCGGGCGCTGCCGCGTCCCAACGAAGAGGGCGCGCGCCATGCCGTGGATGACTTCGGCGGCGCAGATGACTTCAAGATCTTCGGCACCATGGATTCGGTCATGTCTGGCCCGATTGTGGGCTGGTATGCGGCACAGTCGTTCATCAGCCACCAGCTCGCTGGCATCGTGGCGCAGCACTGGCTGGTGAACAAAGCTTGCTCCGTCCCTGCGCGCGATGCCGTCCGGAAGGGCTACAACATCGTCACGGAGGATGGTGACGACCTCGACGAAGAGGCTGTACGTCTTTTCAAGTTGTACGACCGACGCTTCTGTGTTCGCCGCCAGTTGGTCGACTTCGTGCGCAAGGGCCGGATCTTCGGCGTACGCATTGCCATGTTCAAGGTCGAATCCACGGATTCGGAATACTACGAGAAGCCCTTCAACCTCGATGGCGTCACCAAGGGGAGCTACAAGGGCATCGTGCAGGTGGATCCCTATTGGACAGCGCCGCTGCTCGACGGCGCAGCGGCCGCCCAGCCGGATTCGCTGCATTTCTACGAACCGACCTGGTGGATCATCAACGGTCGGAAGGTGCATCGGTCGCACCTGTGCATCTACCGCCACGAGGAAGTGGTGGACGTGCTGAAGCCCCAGTATCTGTACGGCGGCGTGCCGCTGCCGCAGCAGATCATGGAGCGCGTCTACGCGGCCGAGCGGACGGCGAATGAAGCGCCCGAGCTGGCCATGACCAAGCGCACCTCAGTGTGGCTGACCAACATGGAACAGGTCATGGCCAACAGCGAAGAGGCTGTGAACCGCCTGAACCAGTGGGTGCAGTACCGGAACAGCTATGGCGTGAAGCTGGGCGACAAGGAAAACGACCAATTCGAGCAGTTCGACACGGCGCTGGCCGACTTCGACGCATTGATCATGACGCAGTACCAGATTGTGGCGGCGATCGCGGGCATGCCGTCGACCAAGCTCCTGGGCACCAGTCCCAAGGGATTCGGCGCGTCGGGTGAATATGAGGAATCCAGCTATCACGAGCTGCTCGAATCCCTCCAGGATGACGCGCTGACGCCGCTGCTGGAACGCCATCACGCACTCGTGATGCGCTCCTTCATTGCTCCGAAGATCGGTCAGGCCGTGGCCACCACCGTCACCTGGAATCCGCTCGACACCCCGACGGCGAAGGAATTGGCCGAGACGAACCTCGCGAAGGCTCAGGTCGGCCAGGCGCTGGTGCAGTCCGGCGCCATCACCTCGGAAGACGAGCGCAAGCGCGTGGCGACGGACAAGGAGAGTGGCTATCACGCTCTCGGCCTGAGTGACATCGATGCCGACCGCGACGATCCGGAAACCGATTGACGCCGGCGGCGCCACCGGTGGCGAACTGCGTCCCGGGGTGGGCATCGGCGCGGACATTTACGGCGAGCTGCGCGCAGCGCTGGAGACCATGGCCAAAGAGATCAAGCGCGAGATGATCGCCGCGCTGACCAAGGCCGGATTCCAGGGCCCGAAGTACGGTCAGGATGCCGCGGACGGCTCGTACCAAGCGCGCGTGCGGCTGAACGCGTTGGCCAAGAAGTGGGAACCGGTGTTCGGCAAGCTGTCGACCAAGCTGACCGATCGCATGATCCGGCGGACGCTGAAGCACTCCGCCGTCACGTTGGGCATGTCGCTCCGACAAATCAGCAAGGACTTCGAGATCAACACGCGCTATGTCGACGCGCGGCTGAAGCAGGTCATCACAGCCAGCACGGAAGAGGCGGCCGGTCTGATCAAGCTCATTCCCCAGCAATATCTGGGCGACGTGCAGGGCGCAGTGATGCGGTCGATCACGACGGGACGCGGATTGCGCGACCTAGTGCCGACCCTCAACCGCCTGTATGACGGCCGGCTCAAGCATGCCCGCATGGTGGCCCTCGACCAGACTCGCAAGGCGTACGCGAATGTGAACGCCGCACGCTTGCAGAAGGTCGGTTGCGATTCGTTTGTCTGGATCCATACGGGTGGCGGCGTGCACCCGCGCAAGGACCACATGGCCCTGTCGGGCAAGGAATTTCGATTCGATGACCCTCCCGTGATCGGCGTCATGTACGGGCAGGAGGTGCGTGGACTACCTGCGCAGATGCCGAATTGCCGGTGCGTGATGAAGCCGGTCTTCAATTTCGAGAAGAACGATGCCTCTTAAGCAAGGCTCAAGCCGCAAGGTCATGTCGGAGAACATCGCGGAGCTGGTGAAGGCTGGCCGTCCGCAAGCGCAGGCAGTCGCCATCGCCTATCACCAGGCGCGCAAGTCAAGCGCTGTCGATGCGAAGGGCGATGGCAATCCGGACAACGATCACCAGCGCGACCTGACGATCGAGCCAGACACGAAGGTCGTGGCATTCATCGTCTACACCGACGACGAGAAGATCCTCTGGATGCGCCGTACGAAGGACAACTCCTGGGGCTTTCCCGGTGGCCACGTCGAGGAAGGCGAAAGCCCGATCGAGGGCGCCATCCGCGAGAGCCGCGAGGAGGCCGCCTATGTGCCGCGCACCGGCCTGACGGAGATCTACGTCGACGGCAACGTGCATCTGTTCCACTGCAACGACGGACGCTTCGACCCGGACCTCAACGACGAGCACGACGCGTTCATCTGGGCAACCATCGAGGACGCGCCGGAGCCACTGTTCCCGAAGATCGCGGACAACGCCGAAGAAATCGCCGACGAGGCCAAGGCCGCGATGGATCGGCGCGACTACGACACGAACGGTTGGTTCGAGGTCAGGGACAACCCGCTGTCCCTGGTCGGCGTGTTCCCGTACCTCGGCCGCTCGATCGATCCGAACGCGGATCCGGACAAGCTCTACAACGTGCTGCGGCCGGCCGATGAGCTCAGCTCGCCCGAGTGTGTCGAGTCCTTTCGGCTCCTGCCGTGGATCGACAACCACACGATGCTCGGCAGCGAGGAAGCAGGCCTGACGCCCGCCGAGCGCAAGGGCGTGCACGGCGTCATCGGCCAGGACGTGTACTTCACGACCGAAGATTCCCTTTTTCCCGACGGTGTCCTAAAGGGCAACGTCAAAACGTTTTCCGAGGCGTTGGCTTCTTCCATCGCCAATGGAAAGAGAGAGCTCTCGTGCGGATACCGCTGCCGCTACGAGTATGCGCCCGGCACGTTCAAGGGCCAGGCCTACGACTACGTCCAGCGGGATATCCGTGGCAACCACCTCGCGTCCGTGGAAAACGGTCGCATGGGTCGGGAAGTCGCGGTTCTCGACCATCTCGTTTTCACCATCGATTCCAAGGAATTCACTCCCATGGCAGCTAACAAGAACGCCGCCGCGTCCGGCGAAAAGTTGACGCTCAAGCAGGCCGTGAAGGCTTGGCAGGACTTCCAGCCCACCCTCGTGGCCATTGGCGCTGCGATGGACGAAGCGGCCAAGGAAGAGGAGGACAAGAGCAAGGACGAAGAGGAGGAGGAAGAAGAGGAAGAGGCAGGCGACAAGGGTAAGGACGCCGCCGAGAAGGAAGGCAAGGACAAGGCCGGTAAGGACAAGGGGGAAGAGGAAGAGGAGAAGGGCAAGGACGAGGAGGAAGAAGAGGAGAAACCCAAGAAGAAGGGCGAAGGCATGGATGCGGCCGCTGTCGCTCGCGAGGTCGAGAAGAACCTCGCGGCGAAGTCTAGCCTTTACACCTCCCTCTCCCGACACGTCGGCGCCTTCGACCACGCGGACATGTCGCTGTCCAAGATGGCCAAGTACGGCTGCCGTCAGCTGGGCATCGATGCGCCGAAGGGCCAGCGCGTGTCCTACCTGCAGGCCTACCTACAGGGCCTCGACGCCGGCCACAAGCCCAACAGCGCCATGGACGCCGCGCCTGCGCGTCGCCCGGGCAACTTCCTCGACCGCCATCTCAACAAGGGCGCCTAAGCCATGACCTCTGCATCCTTCCAGAGCATCATCAACGTCCAGCTCGGCTACGGCATCGTGGGCGAGCTGATCACCAAGACCCCGCACCGTGTCGACTCATTGACCCTCGACACGAATGGCGGCACTGTGGGCAACTTCTTCACGAAGGCCAACACCACGGGCGTCGCCACCCAGGGCGGCACCATTGCCGCCGGCGTCGTCGCGGCCGGCTTCCTGGTCAACCCGAAGGTCTACGCCTCTGCCGGCGCGACCACAGGTACGCTGGATCCCACCCTGAACCTGCCTGCCAATGTCCAGGGCGAGTTCCTGGTTGAGGGCGACATCGTCGTCGCGCTCACCGGCGCCGGCAACATTGGCGACCAGGTCCAGTACAACACCACCACGGGCGTTCTCAGTGCCGTGGCTCCGGGTGGCTCGGCCACCACCGGCAACGCGCTCATCGCGGGCGCAGTGGTGAAGACTCCGACCGCCGCGGCGGGCCTGGTCCAGATCCACGTCAACCTGAACGCCTAAGGACCTCCCGCCATGAATCTCTCGCGTGAACTCTCTTACATCGCTCCGCGCGATGTGCGCCCGGTGGTGATGGCCGCCGAGGACGCTGCCGACTTCGCACTGCTGTCGCAGATCGGCATCAACTTTAGCCCGTCCCAGTTGGCCACCATGGCCTCGTTTGCCGCCTATGGCATGGATGCGCAGACCCCGGTGACGCAGCCGAGCATCTCGGTGCCGATCCAGTTCCTGCAGAACTGGCTGCCCGGCTTCGTGCGCGTCAACACTGCGGCTCGCAAGATCGACGAGCTGGTGGGCATCAGCACCATGGGCTCGTGGGAAGACGAAGAGATCGTCCAGGGTATCCTGGAGCCGATCGGCAACGCCGTGCCCTATGGCGACTACACCAACATTCCCCTGTCGAGCTGGAACACCAACTTCGTGCGCCGCACGGTGGTCCGCTTCGAAAAGGGCCTGAAAGTGGGTTCGCTGGAAGCAGCGCGGGCGGCACGCATCCGAGTCGATTCGGCCTCCGAAAAGCGTGGTTCCTCCGCGCTGTCACTGGAGATTCAGCGCAACCTGATTGGTTTCAATGGCTTCAACTCCGGCAACGACCGCACCTACGGCTTCCTCAACGACCCGGGCCTGCCGGCCTACGTGACCGTGCCCTCGGAAGGCGGCAACGTCACCTGGGCGACGAAGGACTATCTGGGCATCACGGCGGATATCCGCACGGCGATGGCCCAGCTTCAGACCCAGTCGCAGGACACGATCAACCCGGAAGACGTGGAGACCACGCTCGCCCTCCCGACCAACTGCTACCAGTACCTCTCGGTCGTGTCGCAGTACGGCAACAGCGTGCGCGAATGGTTGCGCGAGACCT